CGACAATTTAAATAAAACCCTAACTTTGAAAGATTTGGTTTTATTTGGTGTGATATCTATCTTTGGCTCAGGCGGATTCAATTTGATTGGTCGTGCTATTACTCAAGGAGGCCCACAATGGCCTCTTGCGTTAGGAGGAGCCGCTGCACTTTTCTTGGGCAGCTCCAAAACATACGAAGAGGCTTTCCGAGAATTCAAGAAAAACACGTCCGAATCAGATTTCTTGGAAAAAATCTTCGGGCCGAATGCGTCCTATGCGACAATGGCGTCTATTCTATTGTTCAACTTCTTTTCCATTGCGACAATTCTTGTCTTATGCGTACGCATGATTGTTCCAGATGCACCATGGTTAACCCAAAGCGTATTAGCCATAAGTCTGATAACCTTCATGGGTATTTTCTCGCTGCAAGGAATCGCACATAATAAAGTATTCGTAAATTTCTGCTCTTCTGCCCTAGTGATCATTCTTTCGGCAATTACCTTGCTAGGCTTTGCAGGAGCTGCAGTTGCAACACAAAACATAAAACCACTCCCCACCTTACCAAACACATCTTTGACACAGAGCTTCCTATATTTCTTCTATATCTTGGCGGGTTTCGACGTCCTCATGAAATTCTCGGAAGAAACAAAGGACGCCGAAGATATTCCCCGTTCGTTTTACGTGAGCAATAGTATCGCCATCTTGTTTGTTCTAGGTCTTACATTTGCCGTCATTACATTTACGGATTTACAGAAGGTAAAACCTTTAGAGCATGTCATAGGTCAAATGTTAAATAATGTGATAGGATATAATGTGAAGAATTATTTCAACGTGCTTGCCGTGTTTTTCATGATTGTCACAATGTTCGTTACATTCTTGGCGACCACACGATATATGTATAGTTTGGGCGACAAATACAAATCAGAATATTTCACGGCTCTCAATAAGCACAAAGCCCCTGTTGTTCCAGTGGCGCTTACAACCCTATTGATTTCAGCGATTGTATTGATAAATCACGTAGATATTCTCGTAGGATTCGCTGATGTTGCACTAGGAAGTTTCTTGTTCCTCGTTGCGGCGGCGGCGACTGTGTATAAATATCAGAAAGGTGAAATACCTGTGTTAGAGGGATTAACTGCATCTTCTTTCTTGGGTGTATTTGGAGCTTCTGTTTGGAAGCTATTATAGGGGGCAAAGGCCTTAACGGCGACCACCCATAAATAATAGATGCCTATCCTCGCGACTTTATCCGCCATGGCAACATCCGCAATCGGCAAAGCGCTCGGCTCTGCTCTTATTTCCTATTCCACACATTATGGGATGACAAAGCTATATAATGCCGCATGTGTCCCTGATGGCGTGTGGGGCTTTTTACAGGGTATGGTGACCTCTGGAAGCCCTGTGTGTCAGCTGGGTGTTCAGGTAATCAGCTCTACACAGGTATCCTATTCATCCATAATCATGATGGGAATTTCCCGTATTATACTTGACTTTGTTGCTCCTGGCATGGGCAAAGAAGCAGCCTTTGCTGCTAATGCTGCAGCAGCAGCAGCAGCAGCAGCAGCAGCAAACGCGGCCTCTTCTCACATTTAAATTATGAGGCGAATCATCAGATGAGTGCTTCAGCAGAAGGCTCGTTATACGAGCTCGTCTCCCGAGGCAAGAAAGACGTTTATTTTTTCCAAGACCAGCACGATAGCCGGTTTGCCTTTGATAATACGTATTTAGCACAGACTCCGCGCCTGGAAGAAATGCGCCGCATTCTCCCTAAAACAGCCGTGGAATTCGGACGCACCGTGGAGTTTGAGTTTGATTTGGTCGGCGACTTGATGAAATCACCGACCCTTGTCATCCAACTCCCCACGTGGCTTCCTGATGCACAGGCGAAATTTGTCAGGAATTCGGTGATAAACGATGTAGAAGGCATTTCCTACGGATATATCCAAGGAATCGCCTATTTCTTATTTGAAAAAATCGGATTCTATCAAGATAATATACTGCTACAAGAATTCAGCGGGGATACCTTATGGGCCTTGTCAAAAAACGTCGGCACATACGGCCAAGGATTCATAACTACAGAACAGACGGGGAGCCACGGTGGCACGTCCCTAGAAATTGGCAGGAATGCCGCCCCACCCACCATGCGTCTAGAGCTGCCCCTCATCGGTTGCCAGCAAGGGCCATCTGATATTGGATTTCCCCAGAGGGCGATGACGAGGCATATATTCAGGCTGCGTTGTAAGCTGCGGAAACTAGAAGACCTCGTGGAATCGTCCAATCCTGCAGCAACCGCCAAGGCCATTCCGTGGGGCAGAACACTATACCAACAAACATCGCCCACCACTCCTGCAGTGCCGTTTCAAACTATCGCGCGCGAAAATATTCTACAACCCAAGATTTCTCTAGAAACCATGCAAATCTACGTTGACAGAGAAGTCCAGCATGCCATGGAAAACCGTCCTATCACCACTCGTTTCTCAAGAATATACGAAAACAAATTCACACAGAGCAGTCTAGATTATTCCAATGTGGTTGCTGGAGGAACGGCCACTATTTCTCGGCGCCTGGACGGACGGCATCCTGTTAACAGAGTCACATGGTATTTCCGAAACACTGTTGATACGATGGCGAATCGTCTATATAAAATAAAGACGGACGACGGAAAACCTTATTACAACAGCCTATCGTTTCTGATGGCCGGCCAAACCCGCGAATTCCCTCGCAGCCCCCTCATATGGAGAGACCTCACAAATTACGCCAAAGAAGATACCGATTCTGGCCTCGAAATCAACACGATGAACTGGTCCTTCGGCGCAATCGCCCCATCCAGATTTCCAGAGATAGCTTCACAGGTGGGCGGGGCGGTGAATTTCTCCAGTGCAGATAAACCCACGTTCTTCATTGACCTGGCCTCGCCCGGCACCGAATCCGCGCCCTCCACCGAGCTGTTCGTCATTACAGAAGGCTGGGCCGAGTTGCGCACGGATGGAAGCGGCCGCGCAGAACTTCTTTCCATGAATTAATAATCCTCGGTGTTAGAGATGAGCGTAGAAGACTTACCACTTGCTCCCGCACAGTCCGAGGGATTCACTCGGCCGAGCGGTGATATCGTGACCCTGCTTGACCTTACTCCGAGGGACTACCAGGACAACGAATTCACGCCCCTATCATCGGAGAAAACATGGTGGCTTCCAGAGCAGTCCCGTCGTCTAAGGCCATTTTCCACCTGTGTGCAACAATATCCCTTTCGCGGTCCTACAGGTTTCGGCCAAAAATTCACCTTTGACTTGAAATCCACAAGTGGTGGGGATATACTCTTTAACACAGTCCTCCAAATAGACCTAAGCCATTGGTTCAATGATACCGACCTCCTACGTATGGAATCTGGTCGCTATGCAGCCACTGCTTCTTTCGTAGGGTCTATTAGCACAAGGAGCTTGAACGTCGTGTCTATCATATCTGGAACAGTATCCATCGGATCACCTGTTGTAGGAGTCGGCGTTCTGCCTGGAACTGTAATAACGGGATTTGTATCAGGAATACCTGGTGGAGTCGGATTTTACAGGGTGAATAACAGCCATGCTGTAAGTATTACAGGAAATATGTCTGCAGGAACTCAAGGGCAGCAATGGTTTTATGCGAATTCTCTCGGCACGGTTATCTTAGAGCGTGCTGAGCTGGAAGTCGGCGACCAGACCATCGAAATCATCGATGGAGATTTCTTGAACGTGTCCAGCCTATTATTCCAAGACCTGAATTCCCAATTTGGTCTAGCGACCGACGGCCTTGGAAGACAACCACTATCATCCCTTTTACACAGTCCCCTGGCGAAACCCTTTCCCACCACAAGTCGCAGCCTATTTATCCCGCTCCCCTTTTTCTTTTCTCGTGTGAAACTCAAGGAAGCATTTCCTATACTCGCCTGTAAAGAAGGCTCTATCCGCATTCATGTGCATTTACGGCCGTTCAAGGAATGCGTCCGAATCATAACAGGGCGTCGTGTATCCTGTGATGATACTCCACTTGGTAGAACATTTCTTATCAGCGATACCATTAAGACCATATCACAGGCCTTTCCAACGTCGGTGAATATAAAGGCATACGATAATATCCCTGAATTCAAGAATATCCAGCTAATTACTTATTCCGCCCATACGGATGGCTCCATCCGAAATAAGATTCTGCGCAATCCGTTTGAGATTCTTACGCGCAACGTAACGACTTTTCATTTTGCCGAGCCTCTTAAATACGCCGTCAATAAAACAACCCTCGATACAATCCAAGTGTTGCTGCCCCTTGAATTGAATCACCCTGTGGAAGAGATTATCTGGTTTGTCCGTCGTAAGTCTGTAGAGAATAACAATGAATGGACAAATTATTCGGCGGTCACAAGTTATGAATACGATGCCACTTTTAATCCGACGAAGCCACTCTTACAATCTGCCACTATTCAATGCAATGGCGTGGATATCGTCCGTGCTGAAGAGCAATGGTTTCGCCAGCATATTGCGCTAAGGCACAAGGGAGGAATTACCGCGTATGAAAATTTCATATATGGGTATTCCTTTTCCAGCACACCTGGGCGTCATCAGCCGGCAGGCACGGCGAATGCTTCTCGCCTACAATCTATTCGACTTGGGCTAACAATTGCCCCCCCTGGTGGGGGGTTAGAGCAAGACTGGGAAGTCAAGGTGTTTGTTCTGGCGCTACAGTGGCTCCGTTTTCAGGGAGGCTTGACAAATAAAATGTATACGGATTAAAATATATTCCATAACGCAAGAAAACCTTCGGTAGAACATTATACACCGCATCAAACATTAGCAAGCCTCCGCCAAAGGAAATAAACACTTCATCCCAGAAATCAAAATCAGATGAGCCGGCAATTAAAAAATACACCATCAAGAAAAGTCCAAGGAAGACTTTGAAGGTAACTTCCGATAGTAGGTATACTACGGAATCTTCCTTTTGTAGCTTTAATAATATAAGCACAAGCTGAACCACCATAACCACTTTCAAAAACATGAGAAAAACATGGTAACTCTTCATCTTATAATAAGTGCCCATCGGTCCTTTCTAATTATCCATAATATCTCCTACACTCGTGAAGAGATTGATTGCATCTAAGAAAAGTCCTAGGGAAGCATCCACATAATCCGGAGTACGGTTCTTGAGCCGTGCGGCAATCTCCTTTATCCTCTGCGTATCATAGGCAACGAAGATAGAAAACAGTCCAGCTCCAAACCAAGATAGCGCCTCGCTCAAAGAGGATATAGTTTCCATCTTGACACCACCAAAAGCACCGACTATCAATAAGAGCCTAGCAACAATGAGGCCAATCAATGCTGCCAACAGATAAGAGCCGAATCCGAGAATATTCTGTTTATCATAAAAGCCCAAGACAGTCATCGCGCCGAAAATACCTGCCACAGTCACCAATACATCCTTTAACACATTCTCCGCCTTCAGTCTCGCAACAAAGTTCGCCAGGACTTGGCCCAGAGTCACCGCGAAAAGTGCGAACAACACATATTTCAGAGGCCCCGGTTGTACATACGACATGGCAAATAAAAGCACAAAGACCAATACAATTTCCACGATTTGCGCAGTGAACGTGTCGCTCACAGGGTAATTGGAGCTTACCGCCGTAACGCCTAGACCAGCTAAAATGTGTAGATAGGTTATGCCTATGAAATTGCTTCCGCTGCCTTTGCTGGCGCCCGAGCCCATCCCTTCTATTCTGCTCTAAAGATTTTGTAAAGGGACAACATCAGAATGGCCTCGGCGGGTCTATTAAGGCTCTTGAATTCGGGCATGCAAGATGAGCGTCTCCTCCCCCCGAAAGGACAGCCGAGCACAGACGCATTCCAAAGGGCCTATGTAAAAGGAGGACGATTTACCACAGAATGGTATCGCGTGGATTTCGACAATCAGCCGGCGTTTGGAAGCACCGCCAGAATCACGGTGCCTCGCAGGGGACATTTAGTGACTCGTGCATTTCTCGTGACCACCATGCCAGATATTTCCACTGCACAGGCGGCGGCGAGAAAATACGCCACCGACCTCGGCCTCCAATTCGCCGGACCCACATTCGGCTGGACGAATTCTATTGGCCATGCACTCGTTGTTTCTGCCGACTTGAGTATTGGGGGAAATCGCATCGACACGCTCGACGGGAAACTCCTGGAAGTTCTGGACGAGTTCCATACTCCCCTGGAAAAAACAACAACGGTGAATCGCCTCCTAGGCCGCCATGACCAAGGATTCACACCGAAATCCAATGGATTCTCAGCCCCCCAACAACTCGTCACCCCTCTCCCCTTTTGGTTTGCGCGTGGCGACCCTTCCATGGCCTTGCCCATTGACGCCCTAGGGAATGACCTGGTGCAAACATCGGTGGCATTCAACGTGGTGGACGCACTTTATACGACAACAAGTCGCATCAAAGACCCCCGCACATATGTGATAAAACCAGGTAGCCCGGCAGTGGCATCGACCGAATCCTTTTATACAACCGCCGGCTGTGCGCGTATTTTTAACAAAGGAGATGAGGCGAGAGCCGCCGTCGCTGCCGTAACAGGAAGTCTTTCTATGCCCCCGATGGCGGGCAGTCCATTTTATGTTATTGATAATCCGCCAACGGCAAACGGAAAAAACGTTTTCGGTCTCAACGGAAATCCCGATAAATCGGTGAGGGTCCGAGAAATTCCCGGAATTAAGATGCCTGATACATTCCAATTACAGGATTCTTATATGTTATTTGAATACGTGTATCTCGATGCACCCGAGGCAAACAGAATCCGCCTCGCCGATTTGACGTATCCCATAGTCCAACATTATCCTTTTACACATGACACGAAAGGCCTGGCGAAAACTAAGTTTTCTCTACGCATACCCAATCCTTGCCGAGATATTTATATGGTTGCACATAATCCTGCTGCAGATTTGTTGAATGCTCCATTCTTAGCAACCCGAGATTTATCTGGCTTATATATTGCTGATTTGAGTGGGATTGGTCCGATTGCGCCATGGTGGCCAGATGCGGCAGGACTAAGTCTAGATAGATTTACTCCGCTTATACCTGCATATTCATCCATAGATTCCGAGCCTATTCAAAGCCTCCAGTTATTATACGAAGGCAAAATGATACGATACGCCACGGATTCTCCTGCATTTTTCAGGTCGATTCTACCCACCGTGGAACAACGAAAAACACCTTGGCATCATAAATATTATTATCATTTACCCTTTGGCACAAACTCTGAGGAATTCGGTCTTAGCAACCCCATGGGACAAGCAAACTTGGATAAAATTACTCGCATAGAGCTTTCTCTAACACTCAAACCATTCCGTGGGTCTGTCCTAGAATCAGATGTTCCAGCATATACAATCTATGTATGGGCGGAAACATATAACATGCTACGAGTGTATGGTGGCCGTGGAGGATTAATGTTTAATTATTGATAATAATATCAGCGATTAAGGTGATTTAGGTAGGTAAGTGAGTATATTTCCAGAATTATCTGTGAATATATCATTATTTTAGACCGCCCACCCGCAAACATTCTAATTCAGGCGACATTTACCTTCGTTATAATTTGCCTACTGCCCATTTTGAATGTTGCGTGTCTAAGGCTCAGAAATTGTTGTTACAGTAAAAGGGTCAGAATCGCTGGTATATTCATTAATTGATGGACTTACCACTATATTATATGTTGTTTCAGCAGTCAATCCTTCAAATGTTGCAGACTTGCTTGTAAGTCCATTATCAGCCGAAGGAGTCGTTGCCACTCCGTCAATTGTATAGATATAGGAAGTCGCCCTATCACCACCGCTCCAGCTGATTGTGAATCCTGAAGAAGTTATATTACTAGATAATAAAGAATAAGGTTTCTCAATGGGGATAGTTTGTGGCTTTTCATCAAGAAGTTTAATATTATTGATTGTTCCTCCAGAGTTTTTAATAGAAACATTTATATATGATAAGGTTTCTTCAGATATATTATCAGTGTTCATAGTTAAATTATGACGTGATGCTTCTATTGTATTAATATAGAATACAATTTGATTATTTGCTATATCTTTCATAATGCCAAATACGGTATTTGAATTGTATTTACCAATACCTACACAATTATAAGCAATTCCGTCAATTATTTGTATATCTCCAGTGGAAAATAATTTGAATGAAAAATCAAATACTTGGTTAGAATTATTGTTGTAATTATTTGCCAGGAAGGCAGAGGACCTTCCAATACCAATGCTTGCATCAAGAAGAGACGATGCGTAAAATTCTAAGAATTTTGTCCCTGTGAAAACAGGATAAGAGCTTTGTCCAGCATCTTCCGTTCCGTCGACACCTCCTGTTTTCTCTATAGTTTTGTTAAGTGTCACAGTTACATTATTTCCACCTTCCCACATAATATCTGATGCTGCAAGAGTGCTTACATAATAATCTGAAGAATAAGATGATAAACTGCCATTTTCTGCAGTCACCCTCACAGCATATGTTGTTCCAACAGCCAATCCTTCAAACGTTGCAGACTTAGTTGTAAGTCCATTATCAGTGGAAGGAGTCATTACAAATCCGTCAAATCTATAGGTATAGGAAGTCGCCCCATCACCACCGCTCCAGCTTATTGTTAATCCAGTGGATCTTATCATAGAGCTTGTCACATCAGTAATTGGGGAAGGCTGCAGTTGGACTTCTGTAGTTGTTACAGTAAAAGGGTCAGAAGAAGTAGTTATTCCATTATCTGCAGCTGCTATAATAATCATAGTATATGATGTTTCAGCAGTCAAACCTTCAAATATTGCCGAACTGGAAGAAACTCCATAATTTTCAGAGGAACTCGTGGCTCCCACTCCGTTCATTGTATAAGTGTAAGAATCTGCATTATATGCACTACTCCAGTTTAGCGTGAAGCCAGATGAAGTAATAGAAGTAGCAGTCACATCTGTTATTGCTCCTGGAGGTTCGTATGCTAAGGTAGTTGCATATAAAATTTCTGAAGTATTCGTAAATGTTCCATTTACTACTGTTAATGTAACTTCATATATAGTACCATGGCTCAAACCTCCAAACACTGCATATTTTTCTTCAATGTTTACATATGGTGTTGTTTCAACTCCATTCAATGCGAATATATAACTTAGTGCCCCAACGCCACCATTCCAATATATTAGGAAAGTGCTATGTGTTACATCATTGGTTCCTGTCCCAACAACTAGTGATACAGGTGTAAGGGGTATCTGTTCAGTTGTTATCTTTAGAGTTTGAGATTCTATTGTGAGGTTGTCTATTCCAAATTCCATGGGTTTAATTGCCTGAATTAAAACTGTATATTCTGTATTTGGCTCTAACTCGCTGAACGTTGCAGACTTAGAAGTAACTCCATTATCTATGGAAGGAATGCTTGGAACTCCAATACTTCCAGCCAATGAATAGGCATATGAAGTCGCCCCATCACCGCCGCTCCAGCTGACTGTGAATCCAGAGTAAGTTATGGAAGAGCTTGTCACATCAGTAATGGCAGAAGGTGGAGTTTCTTGATTTGATATAGTTGTTATACTGAGAGGGTCAGAGACACTGGTTAAAACTCCAAAAGAGGAATTATTTACTGCAGTTATCACAAGGCTATATGGTGTATTTTCAGTCAATCCACTAAACGTTGCAGACTTGGAAGCAACGCCGTTATTGGCGGAAGGAATCACTTCCAGTCCATCCAATGTATACCAATAGGAAGTCGCCCCATCACCACCACTCCAACTTACAGTGAATCCTGAGCTAGTGATAGAAGAGCTTTCCGCTGCTGTAATGGCGCTAGGTGGCTCTCCATCGGTTTCGCAATGAAAGGGGTCAGAGGAAGCAGATAACCCGTTATTTTTAACTGCTGTAACAACCACCGCATATATTGTATCAGAACTCAATCCACTAAACGTTGCAGACTTGGAAGCAACGCCGTTATCGGCAGAAGGAGTTGCTGCGGCTCCATTCAATGTATAGGTATAGGAAGTCGCCCCATCACCACCGCTCCAAGTTACAGTGAATGAAGAAGATGTCGTATTATATGATAAATTTGTAATTGCAGAAGGGGGTGTTATGTCTTCTGTTGTGGTTAGAGAAAGAGGCGAAGAAGAAGATGTTAGACTGCCTTTTACAGCTGTCACAACTACAGTATATGTTGTTCCACCAGTCAATCCAGAAAACGTTGCCAACTTGGAGCCAACACCATCATCAGAGGAAGGAGTTGCTGCCGCTCCGTCAATTGTATATGTATAGGAACTCGCCCCATCACCACCGCTCCAAGTTACAGTGAATGAAGAAGATGTCGTATTATATGATAAATTTGTAATTGCAGAAGGGGGTGTTATGTCTGCTGTGGTGGTTAGAGAAAGAGGCGAAGAAGAAGATGTTAGACTGCCATTTACCGCTGTCACAACTACAGTATATGTTGTTCCACCAGTCAATCCATCAAACGTTGCTGACTTTGATCCAACGCCGTTATCGGCGGAAGGAGTTGCTGCGGCTCCATTCAATGTATAGGTATAGGAAGTCGCCCCATCACCACCGCTCCAAGTTACAGTGAAATAATTAGATGAAATATTATCCCATGATAAACCTGTAATCGCGGAAGGCGGATTTTGGTCTTCTGTTGTGGTTACACCAAGAGGCAAAGAAGAATATGATAAACTGCCATTTACCGCTGTCACAACTACAGTATGTGTTGTGCCAGCAGTCAATCCATCAAACGTCGCAGACTTCGTCGTAAGTCCATTATCAGCGGAAGGAGTTGCTGCCGCTCCGTCAATTGTATATGTATAGGAAGTCGCCCCATTACCAGCACCCCAGCTTACGGTGAATCCTGTGCTAGTGATAGAAGAGCTTGTCAAATCTATAACATCTGAAAGGGCGGGTAAATAATTATATATTTTTAAGAGACTTGAATCATAATACCCACAGGAATATACATTTGCAGAAGTATCCAACTTTATACCTCTTAATTCGTTTTCACCAGTTCCACCAATCTTCCTTGCCCATTGAGGAGTTCCATCGGAATTGTATTTTACAATAAAATTATCAACTGTGAAATTACTATTCGAATTTGTAATATCAGCAAAAGAGGTTCCATCCTCATTAAAAATTGTCAATTGATTTGAAAGATATACTCCAGAAACATATACATTTGAAGAAGCATCCAATACAATATTTAATGGAAGATCATTAGAAGTTCCACCAATCTTCCTTGCCCATTGAGGCGTTCCATCCGTATTATATTTTACAATAAAACTATCATATGCTCCAGAATTAGAAAACTGGGCAAAAGAAGTTTCATTCGCATTATAAATTGTGAATTCATCCGAGCCAAACATTCCATAGACGTATAGATTTCTAGAAATATCAAATACAATATTTGCAGAAGATTCAATACTATTTCCACCAATCTTTCTTGCCCATTGAGGTGCTCCATCTGAGCTGTATTTTACTATGAACATATCATAGTCTCCAGATTGTGAAAGCTCAGCAAAAGTACTTTCATCCTCATTATAAATTGTTAAGGTATTTGAAGTATATGTTCCATTCACATATACGTTTGCAGAAGCATCTAATACCATAGTTAATGGTTGGTCATAACCGTTTCCAGCAATCTGTCTTGCCCATTGAGGCGTTCCATCCGTATTATATTTTACAATAAAACCATCATATGATCCAGAATTAGAAAACTGGGCAAAAGAAGTTTCATTCGCATTATAAATTGTGAATTCACCCGAGCCAAACATTCCATAGGCGTATAGATTTGCAGAAACATCTAATATAATATTTATTAGCTGGGAATTAGAAATTCCACCAATAATTCTTACCCATTGAGGAGTTCCATCGGAATTGTATTTTACAATAAAATTATCATGTGTGAAATTACTATTCGAATTTGTAATATCAGCAAAAGAGGTTCCATCCTCATTATAAATTGTCAATTGATTTGAAAGATATTCTCCAGAAACATATACATTTGAAGAAGCATCCAATACAATATTTAATGGAAGATCATTAGAAGTTCCACCAATATTTCTTGCCCATTGAGGCGTTCCGTCTGAGCTGTATTTTACTATGAAGATATCATAATCTCCATAATTAGAAAAGTCAGCAAAAGAACTTCCACTTCCATCATAAATTGTTAATGGGTTTGAAAGATAATATAATCCAAAAACATATAAATTTCCTGTTGTATCCAATGCCATATTTACTGGCGTTTCGTTTCCAGTTCCACCAATGATTCTTGCCCATTGAGGAGTTCCATCTGAGCTGTATTTTACTATGAAGGTATCGAGATCTCCAGATTTGGAAAAGGTAGCAAAAGAACTTCCACTTCCATCATAAATTGTTAAGGTATTTGAAGTATATATTCCATGTACGTATACATTTCCAGAAGCATCTAATATCATATTAAATCCTTGGTTGGCCGCAATAATTCTTCCCCATTGAGGAGTTCCACCTGAGCTATATTTTATTATTAACATGCTAGCTTGTTCAGAATTAGAAAACTCAGCAAAAGAACTTCCATCCTCATTATAAATTGTTAACGGATTTGAAGTATATACTACAGAAACATATACATTTGCAGAAGCATCTAATATGAAATTTAATGGACCATCGTCACCAGTGCCACCAATCTTTCTTGCCCATTGAGGACTTCCATCTGAATTATATTTCACTATAAATGAGTCAGCGCCCCCAGAATGTGTAAGAGAAATTATCTTAACAACGTTAAAGGAACTGGATGACGTATTTCCTCCAGAATTCACGGCTGTAATTACAACACTGTGTGAATCATTTTGCGCAAGTCCAGTGAATGTTGCCGACTTGGACGCAACGCCATTATCCGTGGAAGGAGTTACTGCATTTCCATCAATTGAATACGTATAGGAAGTTGCCCCATTACCGCCACTCCAGCTTACCGTGAATCCTGAGCTTGTGATAGAGCTGGATGACAGAGAAGAAGGTTGTGTAGGAGGATTCGTTGATTCTATTATTGTCTCCATTAAACTATAGATTGTATCAAACTGTGTTTTACCATTGCGAATATAAAAGGTTTTCGTAATATCGGTGGAGATACTTCCTTCAACTACGAATTCATAGCAAGGTGTTGTTCCATTGCTCGCCACACCACTGAAGGTTTGATATACAATGGAATTATCTTCAACACCAGTTCCAAAAAGAATATAGTTGTTCAAAGACCAAGGCCCAACTAAAGAAAGAATATCATATACATTATATTCCCCCCCACCCAACCAGCGAATCCGCTGTTTTCCATCGGCATCTGTATATACAGAGTCGGCAGTAATCGCTAAATCTACTGCAGAGTTATATACATAAGCTTCATACGGCTTTCCAATATTTTCCGTGGCATACATAATCTTAATGCTGCGAACATTGTCATTCCAGTTCAATCCGCTTGTATTAAGCGACATGAAGTTCTCCGTTGTTTGTCTAAGAATTTTGTAAAGGCCGCCATAATTCACCTCACTGAAAATTGCCATCTTTAGATTGAAAGGAATTATGAAAGAACTCAGGGTCCATGTGTCAAAGCCGTTAACATACCGTGTTCCACCATATTGCCCAACATATAGGAAAAGACCTGAACCACTTAACCCTATATTCCCATATCCTGTTACACCATCACCTGCTTCCGCTATCTTCACCCATAGCTCAGGATTTGAAGTAGGGGATTTATTTGTTATGGAAGAAGGGGCAACTGTTCCATTCGCCTGTATAGTGGGGCCGGCGATGCACATATATACAGAGATATCTGTAAAAAACACCGTATTGCCGGCGTTATATGTGGCAGAATCACTGTAGATAGTGGGAGAAGTGTCAGGAATGATAGTGGTATTTCCAAGGTCAAATGGATTTCCAGGTGTTATCACTGCAGGAAGAAGTGACTCATCATACAACATGATCCTGCTGCCGCCTCCGCCAGAAATATCCAAGGGAACGAAGCCATTGCCTGTGTATTGGGCGGCTTGCGCGGCTTGCGCAGCAACTAGGAGCAGGCGAACAGATTCCGCCGCCGCCTCCGCAGCAGTGGCCGAATTTCCTGCAGTAGTTGTTCCTGCAATTGTGGCCTGCGCACGAGATTCCGTGGCAAATCCGAGGACTGTGTTATATGACGTATATAAGGCGGAAACGGTGCTTAATGAAGTGGCCGCCGTTGCACCCGCAATCGCGGAAGCTGCTGCCGCTGCTGTCGCCGCCTCTGCTGCCGCCTGTGCCGCCCCATCTGCAGCCACAAGTGCCGCATCAAGAGCTGTCTTGCCATTCTTGATATAGAACGTGGCACCCGCCGCCTGATTGATATAATTTCCGAAAGAAATCGTAACGATATCCGTAAGAGGGTCGCAGACATAGGTTTGTACGATATCAGGCGTCTGAATACCTGTTCCAAACACCGCAAAGGAATTCAGCAGACTCGCACTAATGAGAGGGTCGTCCAGGCCCGTGGGCGTGGTAAATCGCACGATTCTGTTATTCGTTCCGCTCAAAGGAAGACGAGTCAAACTCAAATCGGTCGCCGCATTAAATACCAACATATCGTCTGACACCTTTACCCAAACGCTAGGGAACGCCACAGGATTTTTTCCAGAAATCGTATGAAGCGTTAAGCACATATACTTGGAGTCTGTCGCAGTAGGATACGTCACGATATCTCCCACGTCGTAGGAAGTGCCTGCTGCATACACGCCCATATTCATGGGAGTGATTGTGCGGGTTTTCAAGGTAAACGGCACACCGCTCGTAACGATGGTAGGCACATATTTCGTCATTAGAACGTAATCATCCACAAGCGCAGAGTAAATGAAGCCGTTCATCACATCGCCCAGGTAAGCATCCGCTGTATTAACCGCAGCCTGAGAAGAAGTTGTTGCGGCAGTCGACTTCTCAAGGGCCACCTGCGCATCCAGCACAGCTTTCTGAAGAAGCCCGTATTTCAACTGGTCTTCTGCCAACTTCGTCGCCGCCGCTTCAGTAGCCGCACGTAGATTTAGTATTTCTTGCTCAATAGCCCCAGCTACTAGAGCTGCAGCCTCCGCCGCCTTTGCGGTATTCAAGGCGGTAGTATCAGCATTGACAAGGGCCAGACCTTTGGCTAAGTCCGCCTCTGCAGCGGTTTTCGCCAATAAATCGGCAGCCTTCTTTGTCTGGGCGGCCGTATTGGCTTGACGCAGGAAATCCAAGTCTAGAATGAACGCGGCAATAGGGTCAAGGTCGGCAACGGAAGCTACATAGGCCGCCTTCGCTGCATCGTATTTGATTTTCAGATTATCGCGTTTCACAGCCGCAGCCGCCGACGCATCACGAATTCCCTGTATGGCATTTATGTCAGAGCCATTTCCAGATATGGCATCATCCAGACGCTTAGCCGCAATCACATAGGCCTCGTCCGCAAGAGTATAAGAATGCTCTATATAATCTAATTCCGCCTTCTGCTCCGCCACCGCCGCCGCCCTCGTGGCAGAAATCTGTGCTTCCTTCACCAATAATTGGTGCGCCTTCTCTGCGGAATAGATGGCTCTCTGCTCGGGCGAAATAGACAGGCCAACCGACAAATCAGTAATCACACCCTCTAACACCTTTACTTTGGAATTCAGCAAGGACATATTGGAGGCCGCCGTGTAAAACGCCTTCTGTAGTGCATCGGTATCATTTCCATTTGTAGTAGCCGCCTGTAAGGCAGCCCTCGCTGCCAAATAAATGGAATACGCCGTATCAAATTCGCCTTGTAATACAAGGAGTGCCGCCTTCTGTTTATTTAGATTTCTCAGCAGCTCCGTATTTTTCTCGGCATTTATAGACGCTATTGCCGAATCGTATGCTGCAGCTAAAATGGCGGCAACATTGGGGTCAGCCACAGCACCCGCCTGTGCCGTGTTATATGCGTCTGTGGCTGCATTGAAAGCACGTGTTGCCGCAAGTAAATCTGCCGCCGCCTTTTGCTCAGACGCTAAAGCCCCCTTCAGATTATTCCCAGATTCCACAGCGGCGTTCAGGGCAGCAGAGGCAACATCGTAATTTTTCTGGGCATCCTGTTTATCAATCGTGGCATTATTCAACCCTATTTGTGCTTGTGTAAGATTTATCGTAAGAAGATTTGTTTTAGCGGCTTGTATATCTGTGCTTGCCTGAGTCCTCTGTTGCACTATAATGGCCGTTGCGGCAGTCAGCTTGGCAATGGCGGTTTGAATCAGCACTGTATTTTGCACATCGGCACCTGATAAATCGGTAATCGCCTGAGCCTTGGCGGCCACGGCACGAGCCTCCGCCTGTTTTGCGAGGGCGAGTGCATTCGTTGCCGTCTGTAGGCTTTCTTGCAGTGCCTTGATATCCTTGCCGCCATTTACCGCCGTAATCAATTGCTTATACATCACGTCATAATCAGCCTGGGCTTTCTCGGCAGCGGTGGTCGCTTGAGAGGCAGCGACGGTTTTATCTTCTGCTGCTTTCTCTAAGGCGGCAACTTTCTCCGTTTCCGTTGCAGATCTAGTGCTTACCATGGCGTTATCTATCACGAGCTGTGCATTGGGGTCTTGTTGCGCTGCCACTTGTTGTTCCACGAGGGCCATATTCAGGCACGTAGAGTTGAACGTCGCCGTGGCCAGCGCAGCAGTGGCGTCTGCTACCGCCTTTTGGAGGCTTTGAATAGTTGCCATAGGTTGCCCTGAAGTCACGGCGGTTCTCAGAGAAGAGGCGCCCACGTCATAGTCCGCCTGCTTCACACGAGCTTCTTCTACTGCAGCCTTCGCCTTCTCATATAAGGCGGTAACCTGATTCACGAGATTATTGGTTTTCGCGGCCATCGCCTGGTCCGCCTGTAAGAGGGCGGCGGCACCTAGCGTATCTATAATATTCTGAGAGGCATTCACATTCGTCTCGGCGATTACTTTGGCATTATGGGTTATCGTAAATTGCGCATTGGCCGTGTTATACGTGTTGCGTTTCGCTGTGAGGTCAGCATTCAGCTCTCTGATTTTGCTCAGCTCTGTTCCACTTGTAATGGCGACATCGAGAGCATTCTTTGACAGCGTGTAATTCAGCTCGGCCATGTCGAGTGCCGCCTTGGAATTGTTTTCCGCAATAATGGCCGCATATAGAATCATGGCGAGTTTATTTGATTTTGCGGTTTGCACGGATTGTCTATAGTCTACCACGGCGGCGGCGAAGAAGTCTTTAGAGTTCTGGTCCTCTGAAATCTGGCTGAAACGGGCGTCAAAGTCGGCCTGTGCTTTTACTACCGCAGCCCGCTTGGCATTCTTATCCGCAAGTGCAGCCGCCGCCGCCGCACTCAGGCGCACATAATCGGCAGGAGGAGCAACGTCCATCAGTCGCTTCGCGATATCATACGAGACGTCCGCCAAATCAGCCGCCTGCTCCAAATTGACAAGCGATACACGGGAGGCATTCAACGTCTTCGCCATGGTCATGGCCTCCGCATTATCAATGATACTGTTTTGGAACGTTGAGATGCTCGCATTACGTGTATTATACTCGGCCAGAGCACCAGTCGCCCACGCCGTCACGGTCACGACCGTCGCATCAGCAGCAGTCTTGGCAGCGACAGCGGCAGCGGCGGCGACATCGGCAGCGCTTTTCTTCGTATTCGCGGCCGATAAAGCACCCAAGGCGGTGGTGGCGGCCGTGCCTGTCGTAATCACGGCGAGACGCAGAGTCTGCACTTCGGATAAGACGGCACCAGCCGCAATAGCCGCATTCAAATTCGTATTCGCCAGTGTATACGCCGTCTGGGCGGCCGTATTTGCCGTGACAGCGGCAGCAAGTGCAGTAGCAGCAGCGGCGGCAGCATCGCCCGTTTCATTCACATTGGCGGCGGCGATACTAGCACCCAAAGTCCCCGCAGCCCTTTTCGCCGCAATCAGCGTATCCAGAGCCAACTTCTCGGCACCCTGGACGCTAATCAGTCCCAAACTAGCATCCGCATATCCTTTTACACAGTCCTTGGATTTCTGCGTTAGCGCAATCATTTCAGAGCGCAGAATTTGTATATCGGCAGCCTTCTTCCCTGTCATAACCGCATAATCAATCTCAAACGCCACGTTTTCTAGAGCGTGTTGGGTGGTTGTCTTGGTGTCAGTGGCCTTTACAAAGTCGGCCCAGGCTTGAAGAGCGGCACCCTTCTTGGAATTATACGCCGCCTGGGCCAGAATAATCGTCTGCGGGTCCAGGATTTTCTTCTCGGCATCTGTGAGTGCCTTTGTTAGTGGGTCAGAGGCAGTGTTGGCGGCTGACGTGGTTGCGGCAATCGTGGTGGCATCCGTCTGGGCTTTGGCCAGTGCAGCGGCAGCTGTAATGGAATTGGCGGTGGCGGAAGAAAGCACGGCCTCGGCAAGTTTCTGTTGTGCAGCGGCGAGTGCTTGCTCGTTCACTGCCTTCTTATTGGCGAGTGTTTGTAGGGTGGCGGCAGCCTGATTGGACAAGGATGTGGCGGTGGCGGCAGCGGCGGCAGCGGCGACGGCAGCGGCACGCTGGAATTGTATTTCGGAATCCGTGCTGCCTGATAAAATCGCCTCCTCCAAGGCGGCTTGGGCGGCGTTTGCAGTGGCCTGGGCATTGGAGGCCGCAATAGCCTGTCTGGCATTCTCGTTGATGGCGTTTGTATAGAAGGTCTCGTCTTGCGTAGTAAGATAGGCAGCTTGCTCCCGCTCTTTCTCGGCCATGGCGGCGTAGAGAGAGGCGGATGCTGCAGCGGCGGCACGAGAGGCGGTTTGTGCAGCGGCAGCGGCAGCGGCGGCAGCGGCGGCGGCAGCCCGTTTCGCCGATGAGCCTGAAGGAGTATCTACCGCCAGAAGTTGGAGACGAATGGCAAATGTCGTTCCCGCGGGTATGACCACGGACTCATTATTTCCCGTTTCGCCTGCGCTTATATGTGTCACAGGCTGAGGGAATGTGAATTCTAGGCGTATCTCCACCTTATCGTTTTCGGTGAACAGCCACGAGCCGGTTCCCATAGGGTCGGCTTCCTCGCACACATAATTCGTCTCAAACAGTCCAGGAATCTGGGTTCCATTCGCCTGGAAATAACGCAGAGGATTCAGTGCAAGCATGGAGCGGAACATGGCGTCCACGGCACCCATATCCACTCCGCTAGATGTTGTCAGAAGTTCTTCCTCGTTGAAAGAATCCACAATCATTTTAGCAACGGCTTCTGACTGTAACATACACTGGGCATCTTCCAGATTATAAATAATGTTCATTGTAGGGGCGGAAGAGTTTCCGTAACATTTGAATAGAACATAGGCCATTACCAAATCGTTGGCAGTGACTGAGCCTGTTTCACGAGTTCTGGAATCTCCGTTTGCGTCCAGAATATAGGAGCTGAAATTGAGTCCGTCCAGGGTGCCGTCAATGTCATTGTATGATTTGTTCAATGAAGCCTTCAAGGCATCCACGAATTTTAGACCGTCTACTTCTGGCACGAAGTGGCCTATCGGACGAGGGGCTCCAGATTCCCTCCTCCATACAAAAAAAGTATTGAGGTCGTCTACGGACATGGGAATTTGAACTCTGTGTCCTACCAAGGTAGATTCCGTGAAACGGATGGCGTTATTCGCCAGGCTCATGGAAAGGGACTTCTTATAACGAACCGTTAAGGCAGGCATCCCTTATATAATAATTTGGGAGATTATTTTATCAGGGTATATAGAACGAGATTTCCAATATTTGCCACAATATGAAGTAGGATGTGTGCATATGTAGATATTGCAAACTTCTTTTGTCTATGATAATATATTCCAAGGAAATATAAGAATGGAATGAATGACATACATGTTTTATGAAATATGCCGTATAGAGTTGATATGTTAGACCCGATTTTACAACCTGAATAATCTGGATTTTTCCAATAATGCAGTAGAGGTATTATAGATATTCCATAATGCCCCTTGTATATAGCATACAAATGTGTTATAAAACAATTGTAGAGAATACTGTTTATCTATAATGGACGCCATTATAGATAAATATTAAGGTATTTTAAATGCAAGCTTATGCATCTCTGAAAATGAAGGTTTTATAAATGATATTCGACAGCAATGTTACATCATTAATATCTTTATAGTCTATCGAAATTGTCAGATTTGTATCACTGTCTCCAACTCCGCTTCCAACTGCCCAATTACTATTTGTTAAGTTTATTCTAGTTCCATCTGTTAGATTTATGTCTGAAGTTGTATTGCCCAAAACCACAGTTGCTCCAATTACACTAGGGGTTGGAGTTACATCAATATAGTATGACTCAGTTGAAGTATTACCAATGATATATTGATCATCAGTATTTACTACTATATTTGTGGAAGGGGTTAATGTCAATGTTACTGGGGAAGGTATTGTTATTGCTATTGTAGTAGTTCCAGTTCCTGAACCTAATGTGCGAATTGCAGTGAATGTTACCACACTTCCAGGAGGATACAATGGGTCATTGGCTGTTAATAATAAATCACAAGTTGTACTGGTATTATTAACACTTATATTAGTATTATATCCTATTCCAACGGGGAGAATATATGTAGAACTTCCTACTGTTGCTGTAACATTCCATGATCCTTCTACAGGGGTAGGTGTTGCAGGGTTTAAAGTTATACTTTCACCAACTATACTATTTATAGTATATCCTGTAATTGAGTAGTTATTTGTGCCAGAAAGAGTAGTTAAGCTTATATTGGGATTTGCAGGTATTGGTGTAGGATTCGTAAGGATTCCAGGCACAACAGGCACAGCAGGTCCATCCACCGTAATGTAAATATCTGTATTTATAGAGGATACACCGTCGGTAATCGTCACATTCACCTTCCATCTTCCAGTGACGGCATTTGCACCTGTAGGCTCGAATGATAAGATACCAGTATCAGGATGTATATCTATTCCAGGAGGAGAGTTTGACACAATCAATGTGGCCTGGTCAATCGTTCCTCCAGGTGTAAATGAATATGTATAATCATCTACTCCACCAACCACCACAATTGCAATAGATTGCTGATTGGGATAGTGTGCCCCCTTATAGAAAACCAAGCTGACCTTGTGCACTACCTGGAGTCCAATAGCAACGGAAACATCTTCAGAAGAACTTCTCGTCGTAGGAGGTGCTAGTGCAGGCGCAACGCATAAAAGTTGTAGGCGAATTGCCATCATATTTGCTTTATCAGCAGCTGCCACATGGTCCGCGTTCGTCGAATCAAACGTAACTCCTTCACCCTTAATGAATACTGTCTCCACTTGGTCAGGGGTCGAGCTGCTGGGGTTCTTCGCATTATCGATAACGGAAAGCACCGTGACAGGAGCACGGAAATAGAAACGCACAGGGATTTCAATCTTGTCACCGACCCCCAAACACCAGTTGCCAGCAGCATCAGGGTCAGGTGTAGGTGTGGTAAAATAGTGAGACTCCGATAATTGTGTTAGATTGGGGTTAAATCCATGAGGGAAACGCAGGGTGTACTCTGTTACAGGCGTTGGAGGAACTGTCGTTGGAGGTGTAATCTGTATTACAGTTGTTCCACGAGGAAGACCAAAGCCATTTATAAAAGAGCCATTCGCAATTTCAGCAATTCCATTTAGAGTCTCTGTTACAACCAGCACATATTCTGGAGCCCTTAGATAGATATTCCCTTCAAACCCTTGGACATCTTGCTCAATAGACATAGATGCAGGAGCTGAAGCTGTACCTACAGATGAACCATTATCTACACTGAGCGTATATGTTCCAACTCCACCTGTAGTTCCAGGGGCCATTGCGGTGATAAATATATTTGAAGCAACACCAGTGCCCATTAGAACATTTCCCAAACTGAGGCGTCCAGAAGTTACGGAAGTCACTATAAGAGTATTAAATTCCGTAGCACTTGAATCTGCAGGATCAGTCGTAATTCTTCCCGTAAACACCGCCGAAGAGCAAATATAATTTGTCTCAAAGAGACCCTGGATTTGGTAACCCTGCTTGTAGAAACGCTGTGTGTCCATAGATAAAAGAGAGCGAAACATCGCATCCACCTGACCCTTGTCGTCTCCAGGATTTTGGTTATCCACTTCTTTTATGGGTAGAACTTGCGCCGTCGCCTTGTCTTCCTCCTCTTGGAGAGATTCCGTAATGACGGCAGCGAGCTGCGCACTTGTTAGCATACCAAAGCCATCCTCTAAGTTATAGACAATCTCGTAGGCATCAAAGGACGAAGAACCGAAGCATTTATTTAGAACAAATGCCATAACAAAATCGTTAGCACCATAATGCGTTGTGGTGAGAGTGCTTATGGGAGCAGAGGGAGGATTCGCCACAAGAGGCGTATAATCCCAGATATAATTGTTAACGCAAATATCACGTTTTACATCTTCTACTGTATCCAAGGCATCACTTGAATAGTTGAGTCCCTGTGCAACACCGTCAATATCGCTATACTCAGCACCAAGGCATCTCTCAATCAATGTTTGGAATGTAGGGGCATTCGCAATAACTTTACTAATGTCATTCACGAAACGACCTGTCGGACGCAGCTCACGGCTGTAACGAGTCCATGTGAAATACTCATTCATAAAGTCTACAGGCACGTTAAAACAAACGCGGTGACCCATGAAGGAGGACTGGGCGAAATTAATCGCCTGCGGCGTCAGTCCCCAGTTCACAACCTTCCTATAACGAATAATAGATGGAATGGTCGGCATCTGTTATACTCATTAGATAGAGTAAAAAAGAAGCCGTTTCGCAAAATTCTAAAGTTAGAGAAGCACAGACGCCTACTGTAAGAGACTTACGCCCCTCTTGAAAAAACTAAGGCCTTCTTTCTGCTTCTTATTCACTGCCCGCATTTTCTCGGCATTGTCCAAATTTTTCTTGATTTTTTCCGCCCATGCCAGAGCATTCTTCTGCTCTTCTACACTGCCAGAGCCCCGTTTCAAAAGCGATGGAAATTCCTGTGGGGGGTTTGCCACGGCGGGAATATCCTCTCCCTCTTCACCTTTAGGAGTAGGTGGTGCATACTCAGGTAAATCATCATCATCCGTTGAACGAACCCCTTTTTCTATACTTACCCAGCCTTCTGCGGAGGCAGAAGCAGAGGCAGAAGAAGTCGAATCCTCGCTCCTGAATCTAGGGCGAGACCAGGCCACCTTTTTACGAGAAAAAGGACTGCTGAAAATATTATTCTTCTCCGTGGTAAAACGACTCTCGCCTTCATCCGCCTTCCATACGCGAAACGCAGGAGAGGTTTCTTGGAATGCGAAAGCAGAAGCTGAAGCCCCAACACTAGAAGAAGCCGCAGAAGAATTGCAAGACTCGTCAGAATCAGATTCAGAATCTGAATCCACCGAAAGTTTGGATATTTTATTCGCCCTTGTCGCAGGCATTACATACGACTTGCGGTGCATTCTATTATATATTACACGTAATTTAGCCTTAACCCCACTGCAAGGCTGCGAAGGCCTACAAAAGCCCACAGACAAAATAAAAAGTGCCGCCGCCACCACCTCCACTATGAAAAGTCCTCCAAAGTAGATGAATCTTCTCATCGTGGAATCTCCCGCAAAATGTAAGAAAATCGCCAGCTTTCTCGGCCCATCTTTCCGAGTCTTGGCCACCATGGGACACATTCGTGCGCTAGAAGAAGACCTGGATGCTGTAGGAATAGACAGAGATTTTGAGCCGAGGTTCAAATTCATCAAAGAAAAGACGAAGGCAATGACCGCCATTCTGGACGCGGCGAAAGAGGCGAAAACTATTTACTTGGCCGCCGACGACGACAGGGAAGGCGAGGCTATTGCGTATTCGGTGGCCTGTCTCTTGAAAAAGGACCCTCTCTCTTTCCCTCGCGCCGTCTTTCACGAAATCACCAGCACAGCCATTCGTGCCGCCGTGGCGAATCCGAGGAAAATAGACATGAATAAGGTCTATGCGCAACAGGCTCGCTCTGTCCTCGACATGCTCGTCGGATTCACCATCAGCCCCGTTCTATGGAAACACGTCGCCCGTGGCCTATCTGCAGGAAGATGTCAAACTCCCGCTCTACGCCTCGTATATGACAGAGAGAAAGAGGTCAAGTCCCACAGCACGAAAACTTCTTGGATAGCCTCTGGCTCCTTCCAGAGCACAAGCTCGTCCAAGAAATCAAAACCCTTTGACGCAAAGTTAGAGGATGAGCTGGAAGACCAAGAATCTGCCCTGAATTATCTGGAAAACATCCATAAGGAGCTTTCGCCCACTGTTCATTCTGCATCGGTCTCCAAATGGACGGCAAATCCGCCGAAGCCTCTTATCACCAGCAGCCTCCAACAAGAAGCATCAGCACTTCATAAAATCAATCCGAAGGCGACGATGAAAATCGCCCAATCATTATACGAAGCAGGGCATATAACCTATATGCGAACGGATTTTGCGGTCCTTTCTAAAGAAGCGATTGCCGAATCACAAGCCTGGGTAAAAAAGAATTTCGGGGAGCAATACGTCGGCCCTGAAACCAAGGCGTCACCTGCTGCTCCCACAACTGGAACCCAACAAGAAGCCCATGAAGCAATTCGCCCCACCCACTTTGAACTTTCCGACCCCCCAGGGGATTGGACTCCTCAAGAAAAACACATATATACCCTAATTTGGAAGCGCGCCGTGCAATCCACCATGTCGGCCGCCTACGGAAAAACGAGGTCCATCAAACTCGTCTTTGACGGCGACACAGATTTCCAATGGTCCGCCCAGGCCAAGAAAACAGAATTCCAAGGATGGCAGCGTCTTGGCAAGCCGGCAGACCTAGATGAAGAGAGCGAC